GTCTTTGCTTTGAGCATACACCCACATATATCACAATAATTAATCCACCCTCGTGAGAACAAGTCCTTTGAATGAGGACATTTCTTACAAATTTCTAGTCGCTCATCCGAAAGTTTCTTTGCTTCATCAGTATTTATATTCACTACAGATTTTCCTACGGCCGTCCAGTCGGCGGCCTCTTCTTTACAGGTAGGACAATGCTTGACAGTATACGTCTTTAGCGTCCAGGGATTTATGCCTTTCTTGCCCATTAGACCGTCACATCAACCTTGTACTTTGGATGTTCTTTGCCCTTAACTATGATAAAGGGGAATGGCTTTGCAGGCTTATCTTTAACGCCTTTGTACTTCTTATTGTACTTCTCCCAAACTTTTTCAGACAGTTTATTACGCTCATCTTTGGCGTCCATCTTGTTATCAAAGCCCACTTTAACAACCTTCTTGGTTGCTACATTCTTAACATTGTAAATGTCTCTGTCTGCGGTTATTCGCATCTGCTTATTCCTCTCGTTTAAGTTTTTCTCTACGTTCTTTGGCGACCCTTCTGATACCTTCCTTCTTTTTTCTTGCACGTTTTGCCGATGGCTTTTCAAAAAATCTTCGCATTCTTAGTTCTCTGAATAATCCATCTTTTTGTAATTTCTTTTTTAACGCTCTAAAAGCCTTTGTCACATTACCGTGACGAACAACAACTTCCATCTACATCCTTCCTTAATCTCGCCATCCTTCACCCTTTATTAGGTGTTGCCAGCGATGTTTCAATATCGTAAACCATAAGTCCCATAGTGAATCTTCCTCGTATACACCGACATCCCTTACCATTAATTTGTATTGTCGATTGCTGGTATCACTAGGAGCCTGTAATTCTTTAAGAATTCTTGGTGGTATCATTTCACGTTATCTGCTTCCGTTTTATCTAATCTTAGTTCTTGAAAGATTGGTAAAAACAACGACCAGTTGCCTGTGGCCTTATCTTTTATTTTCTCGTTGTACTTAACTGATACTATCTTACCTATGAAATCTTTGAAAGGCATCTTTCGTTGTTCATCACTTAGGCCCGAACCAACATTCACTTTAAGAGTTCCGTCTTTCGTTGTACACGATAGGGAACCTACCAAATGCTCGTATTTACCAGTACCAAAATTCACTTCTTCCACGAGAAGGTCTGCCTCTAATTCTGCTTTCATCTTCACTTGATATTTAGAACGCTTATTTTCCCAAGGGGAATCGCCATTCTTTACGATAACTCCCTCTTCACCATTTGCTAAGGCTCGATTAAATAAGGCTTCTGCTTGTTCATAGTTATCTACTGGTGTTGCCGTTAGAATACCGACCAGTTGCTTTTCTTGGATATTATAAGTCGCTTTCATTCTCTCATCAAGTACAGCCAGTCGGTCAAAATATGGAATCTTACAGACCCCTGCTTTGAAATCTTCTAGAGGTATCATATCCCAGCATTCCATTCTTACTCGTGCAGTTTCTTCGGGTGTTATAGTTCCCTTTACTGCTTTATTTAGGATTCCGTTACCAGTTTTTCTGTCTAAAAGGAAGGCTTCATTCTCGTCTAAAACTAGTAACTCGCCATCAAGGACAGCACCGTGAAAAGAAGATAAGTTGTCCAATGTGGCCGATTTGTAGAATACTGCTTTCACAAAGTTATCAAAATGTCCATCTAACATAATCTGCTTGCCATTTCGAGAACGCACATCAACCTCACCATCTTTATCGATGATAATATTGCATCTCATACCGTCCATTTTAGTCTGGACCAGGGCAGGATATTTGATAGCCTCAAAGTTTTTCTTGTTCATTGCACTCGCTAACATACAAGGATATGTCTCGATAAAGTTCTTGCCAAAGACTTTGTTAACTGTCTTGACACTTACTCCACACTTCAAATCCTTCGTTACCACACGCTTTATTACTTCAGCGTTTTCGTCAGTCAGAGATACAAGAATCTTCGTTAGTTGAGCGATGGCCGCGTTGCCAGTATAGGCTCTACTGGAGAGAGTATCTAACTGGTCTAAGGCCCAATCAAGGGTCTTGGTAGTCATCTCACACGACCGCTCAAATTCTGGAATCTTTCTCTGATAATATTGTGTATATGGGTCTAAGGCTGCCTTCAAAACTCTTTTCAATTGCTCGTGGTCCTCATTAATAGCAAGGACAGTCTCCTTAAAAAGGCGAGAGTTGTCACTTTCAAGGCGGGTCAAAATCTCGTGGACCTGCTCCGGTATTTTCTTCTCTCCATACGAATCAAATGGTCTGCCATCTCTTAAACCTAACATCTCTTCTTTCGTGGCTGGTTGCATCTTTTTCTCCATTATATTTTTAAGTATCTTATAAGACTATTATACTCGCCTATCAAGTGTTTGTCAACCATTATTTGGGGTACAGTACGAACTTCCTGACCTATTTGGTGGAAAAACTCGGCCAAACTTATATCCACTCCAATCTCCACATATTTGTACGCTAAACCCTTGCTTTCCAAGAGTTTCTTTGATTTTACACAATTAGGGCATCCAGGTTTGCCGTATATGATAAACTCCTCGCCTTGTTCTTCTTCTCTCTTCATTTTACCACTTTCTTTGTTTGAGTGATTTAGGCAAATGAATAACCTTGCCTAGAATCGTTGTTGGATAAACAGTATCAAAAGAGTTAACTAATGCCGTTGCCTCTTCATTTAGAACTAAGCCTTTCATTCTACCTTCTTCATTGAAGAGTAGAACATCTCCGTTCGGAAGTTCTAATTTCTCTACCCATCCTTCTACATATGCTTGGGCTTCAGCCAATGCAGGTATGTCTTCCTTGTTTTCAATCGTTTTCATTCATTTGTCTCCAAGTTTGCTTAACCAACCCATACACCAGATAACCGCATTAATCAGACCTAATCCTATAATCACATCTCGCACCTTAATGAAGGTTGAATTGTCTTTCAGTTTTAGCCATTTCTGCCACCAACTGGTATTATTTGGTAATTGTACCAATGTCCATTCTCTTCCGAATACATCTTTCATAATATTGGAGCGGGTGAGGGGAATCGAACTCCTGTCATCAGGTTGGAAACCTGAGGTAATACCATTATACGACACCCGCATTGATTAAAAATCTGTAATAACATCGGTTAATCTTGATAATTTATTCATAACGAAATAGTCATATAACTTCTTTCTTGAGCCTAGTGGTTCCTTTGCGAATGCGTTTTGAATATCATTTATCAGCAATTGTGGAATCTTCTCAAGATTAACTAGTTCATCGTTCCGCTTCCATCGGTCGGCCATTTCTGCCGTTGTGCAAATCTCTTCAGGTTTCTGTGTCAACCAGACTGCAAGGTTCTTCTTCGAGATGGATGCTTGTCTGACTCCTTCAACAAGGCAATCATCTTGCGATAAGAAGTTTGGTATTCCATCGCCCCTATCACCACGGATGGTGTGTTCTTTAAGATACGCTATTGGAGATGGATGTCTGATAAACTTCTTTTGCATAGGAGAATATTGCTGAACTCCTTTGTATTTGTGTAACTGGATAAAGTCTTTATCGGATGACAGAATACAAATTTTCTCTTCAGCGTGGTGATACTTACATATCACACCGATGACATCATCTGCCTCGGCTCCCATAACATCAATATACTTGTACGGGAAATGTGTCTTTAAATCTTCTCGTAACTGGTCAAAGATGCTAAAGATTATTTCCCAATCGAATGGAGACTTTTCTCGTCCCGCTTTTCGGCCTGCTTTATATAGTGGGAATACGTCTTTTCGCCAGTAGTGTCTACTGTCGTTGCATATCACCAATTCTCCATAATTCTTATTGAATTGCTTTCGATACATCCGAAGAGTATTCAATATCATATGTCGTAACAGGTCCTCTGATACGTCCGATTGTCTCTTGGCGTTCATCATCAAGGACCCAATCATTACTTGATTAAAGTCTACTAATATCATTGCGCCTTCTCCCATTCATCCATTAATTCATAGATGAAGTCTCGTAAAGTATCTACATCTTTGACTTTTACGTCTTTGATTTCAAACTTCACGCCATTATTTTCATATTTTATATGACCAATTTCCAGAGAGTTCTCTGCCTTCTTAGGCTTCGGATTCTCTCGTTCATTAATCTCATTCACGAATTCCATAGTTATACTACCTTCAGTTCGTTAATAAATTGTTTAGTTGTGTCGATTATTCTCCACGTTTCAATCTGCTTATGCAACGCCGTACCCTCATTTATCAGTTTAGACATCTCATCCTGACAGAGGGAGTATATAGGCATTTTGATTAAGACTTCTATTATATCAGGTTTAAAGGTGTTTGTCAACTCTTTTTTGATGGTTTGTCGGTTCTTATTTTTGAATTCGAGGGTTCCATCAATGACCATTTCGATGAACCGTACTTTCGCTTGAATCGTTCCAAGCCCTGCGGTGCCCTCTTCAACGAGGTACTCGTATCTCTCTTCATACTTACCGATACGATAGTCGCAAAAGTCTTTAATGATTTGTATAGGTGAGTCATATACTTTCAACTTTCCTTCGTGGTCAATGACCGTAATATTCTCGTTAATCTTTTTCTTCAGTTTGAATAGGCTGACA